CCTCGCGGCGATAACGATGCTATCCGGCATCCTGCTGGCGGGGTCCGAGGCGTCAACCATGGCAAGCCAGGTCATCTGCTGCGCTGCCGGGATTATGGCGGCGGCCGGCGGGGCTTACTGGCTGACTGTAATCGGGAGGGGGTAGGGATGGAAACGCACACAATCAACCCGCTGGATGGTGTTGAAGTAGATTTCGTCATTCTGCCTGAGTTCGAGTTTGAGTTCGGGGACGTTCGGGTAAATGGGCAAGAGATATCCCCCCTGTTCGCTGACGCCCTCGTGGGCGCGTTTGAAAAGTTTTTTATCGAGAAGGCGATGGAGAAGGTAAGGCAGATCCAGGCGGAATATGATCTGGATCGTGGGGAATATTTGTATGACCAAGCGTAATTTTAAACCCGGCTGGGAAGGGCCCGGCCGAAACTAAAGAAAGGAGCGCGACATGAAAGAAATTTGTCAGAAGTATCTGGAAGCCAAGGCAGCAGAATCGGCGGCCAAAGAAGAACGGCTAAAGGCTGAAGCAGAATTGCTGGAAGCGGTGAAGCCTTCGAAAATCGAGGGCACAGAAACAAAGGCCACGGATGGGTTCAAGGTTTCTGTGACATCTAAGCTGTCACGGAAACTGGACCTGGACGCATACAAGGCCATGGATTTGCCAGGCAACATGGCATTCGTAGATTTCAAACCGGCCATCAATCTGAAAAACCTGCGGATGATGGAGCGCATGGACCCGACAATCGTCGCCCAGTGCGTGACCGTAAAGCCATCTAAACCGACGATCAAGGTTGAGGAGGTGGCCTGATGGATCTCAAATCTTTGATTAAAAAGAAGACAGAGAACAATCCCCCACGGCTTGTGGTCCATGGAATCCACGGCGTAGGCAAATCCTACTTTGCCAGCAAGGCACCAAAGCCCATCTTTCTGCCGACAGAGGACGGTCTAACCAACATCGAGGTTGACCATTTCCCCCTCGCCACGAACCTGAACCAGGTGTGGCAGTATATGGGCGCAATCATCGAAGAGGACCACGAATACCAGACGTTTGTCGTAGACACCATCGACTGGCTTGAGAAGCTGATCTTTGCCCAGGTATGCAACGACAAAGAGGTCGAGACCCCGGAGGACATTGGATATGGTAAGGCCTATGTTTTCGCCATGAAACACTGGGAGAAGTTTCTCAGGGGCTTGGATAAGATTAGGGGCAAAGGGATGGCGGTAATCCTTTTGGCCCACAATGAGATTAAAACATTCAATCCGCCTGACAACGATCCATATGACCGGTATCAGATCAAACTCCACCGGCATGCGGCGACAGCCATCGAAGAATGGGCAGACGCGGTCCTGTTTGCCAACTTCCGTACCGTTGTGAAAAAGGAAAAGAACGACCAGAAAGCTAAGGCCGTAGGGTGTGGGGAGCGGGTACTGTATTCATCAAATCGGCCGGCATGGAGGGCAAAGACCCGTTACGATATTCCGGAAGAGTTGCCTCTCGATTTCCAGTCGTTCATGGCCGCAATTAAAGGCGAAAAATCTGAAACTGTGGCAGATGCCGCATAACAAAGAAAGGATACAAAAATGGCAAATTTAACTGACATTCCATTGCAGGCAGATGTCGCTGAAAACACAGGGGAGTTCACCGTGCTGCCGGCAGGCAAATATAAGGCCTGCATCGTGGCAGACGAGCTCAAAGACAACAAAAACCAGAACGGCAAAATCCTGGTGCTTAAAATCCAGGTTACAGATGGGCAGTTTGCCCGGGAGATCCTGACAGATCGCATCAACATCACGAACCCTAGCGCTCAGTGCCAGGCCATTGGCCAGGGGACATTAAAAAGGGTCTGCAATATCTGCGGTGTCCCGTATCCTCCTCAGGACACCAACGGCCTCATGGGAAAACCCTTTGTTGTTGACGTTAAGGTTGAAGAGTTCACCAGCAACAACACCGGGAACAAACTCAAGAGCAATAAAATAAAGGGGTATCATTCTGCCGACACCCCGACGAGCATGGCTCCGGCCCAAACCGCCGCCCAGTCCCATGGCCAGGATGTGCAGCCACAGCAACAGGCTGCAAGCGGGTGGTAATCTTTTTTTTTCTCCTTGGGGGCCCTAACCGGGCCCCCACAACTATATAGGGGCGGACCATGGCGAATTTGGCAGAAGTTATCAACGAAGTTTCAACGGTCGCGGCGGTTGATCTATGGTATGAGGCAGACCGGAAACCACGCACCAGGCTTGGACTGTCCCAATGTGGGCACAAATGCCCCAGGTATTTGTGGTATTGCCATCACGGATACATCGGAGAGCAACCGGACGGGCGGGTTCTGCGGTTATTTCATCTTGGGAACCTGCTGGAAGACCAGACTATAGCTGACCTTCGGGCCGCCGGGTGTGTTCTCCATTCACAGCAGCGTGGCGTCAAGTTTGACTATGAGAGTGTCACACTCACAGGGTCTATTGACGGAATTGTTGAAGGTCTTATTGAGGCGCCGGTAACACCACACCTGTTTGAACACAAAACAGCCAGCAAAAAGAAATATGACGAGCTGATCAAGAAGGGGTCCTATCGGGCATGGAACGAGGGATATTACTGGCAGGTCCAGTTTTATATGCTCGGGCTTAAACTCACTCGTGCGGCGGTTTTTGTCTACTGCAAGGACGATTCCAGGCTTTATATGGAGCGCATAAAGTTGGATCGTGATGCAACTATTGACCGGCTGAGGGATGTTTTTACAGCGATAATGGCCACTAAACCGCCAGATAGGGCGTGCCCAAGACCAGATTGGTATGAGGCCAGATGGTGTCAATTTTATATGGAGTGTTTCAGGCTATGAAGGAATCAGTTATCCAGCGCGGTATCCTCGATTATTTGGAGCTGCTTTCGCGCACAATCCCTGTTTATTATTTCCGGGCCGGTGCCGGAGCCATGAAGACCGCTCAGGGCAGATTTTTTAAAACAGGCCGTCCTGGGCTGCCAGATATTGTCTGCTGCCACATGGGGAAACTTATTGGCCTGGAAGTTAAGACCAAGACTGGTCGTCAGTCTCAGTCCCAAAAAAAAGCGGAACAGGAAATAAAAGCAGCCGGAGGCGAGTATCATGTGGTCAGGTCAGTCGCTGACGTAAAGGAGATTTTACCATTATGAGTATCGAGGCCAGACCATATCAGGCCAGGGCCCTGGACGCCATCTACTCAGATTTACAGGCCATGCCAGAGGTTTTACTACAAGGCATGATGGGCTGCGGCAAAACTTTCATGGCAGTCCGCCTGGTCCAACGACTGCACAAAGAAAATCCTGGCATGAGGTTCTTGTGTCTGATGCACAAGCAGGAGCTTTGCCAGCAATTCTACGATTCATTCCAAAAATTCACAGACATCCATTTTCGTAAAATCGGGATCTGCTGTGCCGGGCTTGGCCAGAAGATCGTTGACCGTGATATCACCATCGCCTCGATTCAGACGTTCGTGAATATCAAGGAAGATTTTGGCGGGGCCGGTCTGATCATCGTGGATGAGGCCCACCGGATAGATATCAACGGAGACACCCAATACAAACAAGCGTTTGAATATCTCCGCATGCAGCGGCCAAACTGCCGGATACTGGGGATCACAGCCACGCCAGCCAGGCTTGGGCACGGATATATCTATGGTCACAGGTGCAAGCCGGGGGCTGTAAACCTATTCCCCAAAGTATCCCATGCCATCAGCTATAAAGAACTTCGGGACGAGGGGCATCTGGTGCCACTCAAGGGTGTCGTTGCAGCCCACGAATCAATAGAGAGGGACCTGTCCGGCGTGTCTGTAAATGGTGATTATGTCCTGGATCAGCTGGGAGAAATTATGTCCAGTGAGCGGCACCTCGACACAGCCGTGGAAGCTATTGACCAATATTGTATGGATCATGAGAGGATCTGTGTTTTCTGTTGCACAATAGACCACGCCGAGCAACTCAGGGCCCTGATCGGCGATCGGGCCGCCACATGCCACAGCCAGCTGACCCCTATTGACCGGCAGGCAAACATGATTGCCTGGGAGTCAGGCCAAAAACCTATAATGACCAGCGTAAACATCCTAACAGAAGGCTTTGACATGCCTAAGTTGGATTGTCTTGTTTTTGCCCGTCCGACCTTATCCAGCTCTCTTTACCTTCAAGCTGTGGGCCGGGTGCTAAGAACGTCGCCAGGGAAAGATCATGGCCTCCTGGTTGATTTGACAGACAACACTTCACGATTCGGCACAGACCTGGACAATGTAAAAATCACCATCCCCAAGGCAGTTGAGGCCGCCGAAAATAAAGAGCGGGAAATGTGGAAAATTTGCCCCAACTGTGAGGTGGAGGTCCACGTCGCTCTCCGGGAGTGCTCAGAATGTGGGTTTGAGTGGCCGGCAAATGAATGTGTAATTGCCGACGCCCTGCCCCAGATGAAAAATGTGAACTTCAGCTCAGGGGAGGACGTTTTTACGGCGGCTGAGCCAGAAATATATGAGGTTTTAGACTGGGGCATTGAGGTTCACACCAGCCGGAAGAGTGGCAAGGAGCTTGGCAAGGTCACCTACTATTACCAGGAGACAGCTTATAAGCGCACACAGGTGTTTTTGTGGTTGTGTTTCCCAGACAATTATTCTGGGTTCGCGGTCCAGAAAGCGCAAGAGCGGTGGGACCAGATATCAAACGATCCGTTCCCGCTGACTGTTGATGAATTTATGGAGGCATCTTTCCTTGAGCCCACCCATATCTCAGTTGATATCAACGGGAAATATCCGCAACTGGTAGAGGTGATTTGCAGCGAGGAAGAGGTCTGCCTACAAGGTGAGTGCCAATATCCAGACGATGACGACATACCATTTTAGGGAGCCCCATGGACCACATTATAGACACCCTGCAATCTTTTGGCTTAAACATTGATTCACCGGTTATTGATGGTGAAATACACCGGTGCCACAGCAATGCCAAGACAAAGAAAAATCGAGATGGATGGTACGGAATCCGGGAGCGTGACGGCCATTTTTTCTGTAACTATGGGTGCTGGGTCCGCGGTGAAAAAGGCAAGGTTTCAACACTAAACGGGTCTGGGGAGATAGCCGCGCCAGAGGTATGGAAGGAGCTTGAAGATC